ACATCTACGGTTTCAGACTCTTCGCTAGACTGAGGGTGAAGTTCCCACTTGATAACGCGTGTAGGTAGATTCAGAGGCACAGAGTGAACCTCGTCGTTAATTGCCAAAGTGCACGCATCGCCAAGTGAGTAGCTACCAAAGACAGGATCTAGATTGGCCTTCACGGTAGCACGTATCGAAGCCATCGGAGGCCTTCGTACAAGAGCCTCTTGTGCAGCAATTCCGTTTAGGTCAGATTGCACGGCTACGTCCTTACGTGAGACGTCAACATCCCAACGAGGCCAACCCTGCGTTACCATGACGTCTCCACCATTGTCTCCATTGGCTACCAGCATGGAATCACTCTGACCCGAACCGAGAGCGGAGACGTGCGTTCCTGCATCGGCCATTGATTCTGTCTGGTAGTAGTTCAAGATGTTACCAGGGTATTCAAACACCAGACTAGATGGCGAACTAGTTGTTCCGAAAGAAGGCCATCCTAGGCGTAGGTTCTTTACGTAGTTACTGCCTACCCTAGTGACATCGATTGTCCAGTCAAAGCCACCACTCGCAGCATCGGAAAGCTGAGACATTATCTCGCTGTAGAACTTGCGGTCAGTAGCCAGAACGGTAAGGTTGTCCGCCATTTGGTTGTAGGTATTCGCGTACGTAGGCGGAACGTTGATGTTCAAGTTGCGTCCAGTAACGGACTGCATGTCTAGCCAAAGTTTCCTGAAGACATTTAGTCTGTTCTGAAGAGACAAGTACGTAACGTCGGTGAGTATTCGTGCCCTAGACGGGTATGCCTCGAAGCCCCAACAGAACAACTCGAACGACTTCGATTGACTCTGGTAAACCCTACTCCAAACGATACCTGTCCAGACGACTATACCGTTACGTTCAATGGCAACTGCCGTCTGTCCAGGCACCGTCGCTTGTACCAGATCAGAGTTACGTATACCTATTTCGTTTAGCTGGAACGTTCCGGTCATCTGCCCTGGACCGTTGATCTGGTTTGTTACGAAGACGCCGTACAGAGGTACCTCCGCAATGACAATCTCGTTGCGGAGTGTGTAGAAAGCGTACGTGTACTGTGTCACTTTCAGACCGTAGGATTATCCAGGGATCCAAGTGCACGACGTACGGCCGCCTCGGCGGCCTCCTCCATGACGGGCTGGAGCGCAGCGACGAGCGTCGGTACGTCAACCGGAGCGGGCTGCGGGACTGTAAGTGCGTCGACCTTCGCCTGGATCGCCTTGACGACCTGAGCGAGTTTGACCTGCTCACCCTTGGTGGGACCCTCCAGTACGGCGTCGCGTGCTGAGGTGAGCGCCTCGACTCGCCAGATTAGTGCCTGGGCGTCGATGTCGGACAGCGTCATGGCTGATTCCTTTCCGTGCATAAGCGTTGACAACTCGTTGATGGTGCCGCGGAAGGCGTTGAAGTCGCACGAGCTGAGCCCGTACGGCAGTGCGTCGGTGTACTGCCAGATGGCCGGGACCATGCCGCCGTATGCGCTCCAGCCGGGACCGGTGTCCGAGTACTCGGTGTACGCGGACGAAACGAGGACGAGGCCAGCGTCGGCGAGGGGCTGTAAGTCCGGGGAGCCCATGTCGTTCTGCCAGTACCAGTGAGGCAGGTACACGACGTGGACGGTGCCGCCGAGGGCCCGGTACGCCGTAGTGAACTCAACGATGTGCGATACGGTTAGGAAGCGCGTAAAGCCTGTATTCCCGGCAACGTCCTCCGCATCGATCATCAGAGGCGTGTTCGGTCCGACGTGCTGGTAGCACCAGGAGGCCTGTGCACTGATCTGATTGTCATTCAACCAGTGGTATGCACCGAAGACGGCCCCGACAGCAGCGGCCTGGCTCTTGAAGTTAGAATAGGCCCAGTCGGCGTATGTAGTGGACAGAGTGGCCCGCGCAATTACTGCAACGGTGCCGGGCTGTATAGTGATACCACGTTCTGCGTCCCACTTGGAGAGATCGGGGAAGAAGATTGTCACTTGTTCACCCCCTTAAGGAGTTCCGTATAGAACAAAGCTACTACCTGCAACAAAGTTTCCGGAGAATATCACTACAGAAAGTGAGGTAATAGCAGCCGTACTACGCCACCGTGTTGCCCATTGCTTACTGAAAAGCTGGCCGGCTTGGCCTCCCGACGTTTGGGCCATGAGCATATGTTGAACCGTAAGAGGCTTCCAGAAGCTAGTTTGGGTGTAGAACGGAATGGCAATGGAAAACATACTGCAGCTTCCAGCAACTGTACTGGCAGCAGCCACTTCACCTATGGTGGCCGAAGTGACGTTTAGTCCTTCAAATGCAGAAGCGACAGCACCAGCTCCGCCAACTTGTTCATTGTCGTAGTTCCCTGCGGTGTCACCATTGAACCTTATGCCACTACTGGCAAACGCAATAGCGGCATCTCCCCGGGCCACTACGTGAAGTAGTAGGGAAGTGTAGTTCTGAGGAATACCGGAGAAGGTAACACTTGGAGTTGCACTGCCAAGTACTTGGGCACCAATCTTAAAGAACCCTGGGTAGACCTGGTCGTATGCTGCAGAGCCATTCAACAGGTACAACTTACCAGCAGCGTTCGAGTACACCAGAGACCCAGCTGGAATGAGCGAAGGAGAAGGTCGCAAGGCGTCGGTCAGCGAAGTAATCACGCCACCTAGACCTGCTGCAAAGGGTCGTAGATCCGTAATGTTGGCGTTGACAATAGTCGCAGCGTTCGTCGCAACAGCCACTTGAGCTAGGACGATAGAGTCAACGGGGGCAGTAGGCGCTGCTGGCACACCCGCAGGTGTGCCAGTTACTACGGCTAGCTTCCAGGCATTAAGCACGCCACTGTAGAAGGCATCCTGAACCTGCGCAACGACAATATCAATGCGAGGGTTGGTGGGACTCGAAGCGGCAATTGTTAGAGTTACGTCAGCGTCATTCTCACAAGCGTATACGCCCTGTTTGGAGCCCTCAGTACCAGGAACAAAGATGAGTCCCGACTTGACTACAACGGCCATTGAAGGTGTGCCCGTCTGGGTAACCACTAGCTGGTTGCCCAAAGGAGTAACGCCACCCGAACTAATTAGAGCAGTTGCGCCGGTCTTCCCGGTGAGTATTCCACCGACGTAGCTACGCAACTGCTCAGCGGTGTGAACGCTACCAGCATTCTGTAGCCACCCGCAGGGGTTAATTTCAGTCATCGCCACGCCGATCTATACTGGATAGTAAGTGAAGAAGGTGCACTGCCCGAAGCCCCACGGAACCTTATGAAGTTCGACCCAGGCTGAATAAGGAACCAGTTGGGAGCTACGAGCGTACCACGTCTGTTAGCAGTACCGTTGAGCGTAACGGCGTGGGTTCCTAGGTCTATGGTTAGAGTGTCGACACTAGTTAGGGTTATTGCAAACTGCAACGTTAGGCTTACAGTGTCATTAATCACCTGAGGCTGGTCCACAGGACCTGTTATGGTCAGAACGGCGGGCGTAGGACGATTTCCGCTGTTAGTTATTGCTACTCCATCAGAGGCACCCGATGTGCCTCCGAAGCCGAAGGGAAAGCCTAGGGGGAAGCCAAAGCCATTGCTGACAGTAGCACCAAACGAAATGGTGGCGGAGTTTAGAACGGAATCATAGACACGTGGGTCTTCGGCATACATCGTGAACTGGATTGGAACTCTTCCAGTTCTACGTTCCGAACTCCACTCGTAGTGAGCGCCACGTGGCTTAACAAACAGCAAGCGATTGGCTACACTGCCTTCGCTTAGGAGGTAGAAAGGAATAGGATTAGAGACGGGTGCAAAGTTGGCCTTGAGACTATCCAGGTAAGTCTCAACGGATCCTGGCGAGGCATACACGTCGCCTTCCAGAAGTACCTCACGACCCTTTTCGAGAGATGCGTCCATGAAGCCGCCATCGTAGCCTTCGTGGTCACGGATCGTCTCTCTGTATGGTGCACTGTCCAATCCTACTACTCTGGTAATGTCAACAAAAGGCGTTACGCTAGTGCCATTAAGTACCACGCCTGTGTCGGAAAGCTGGAACGTGTAGTTTTCGGTAAGGGTCATGTGACTACCCCCAGCCGGTTCTGGACTTCCCAGCCTATCTGAGCGCCAAGTACGTGAGGGTCAGCCGAGGACGACTTTGGATATACATTCACGACAATCGATGCCCCAGAAGACGAGCTCACACCTACCACACGGCTCGTGTCATTGGTTGTTACCCCCATGCCTGGTTTTATACTGAGCTGTGCAGCAATTGCATTGGAACTGCGTTCAGCTGCACTCATTTCAGACATAATGCCGTCAGCAAGGGATCGAACAATACGCTGACCAGAGAAGAAGGAATGTCCACGACCTGACAGTGGGCCCTTCTTGGCAGGCGAGCTTGGGAAGTGTGAGGCGATCTCGCCCGCAATCGTGGCTGCAGCACCTATTACACTTCCGAGCTTGCTTAGCATACCATTAATGAGACCTTGAATCGCATTGGCACCCGCGCTGAACAACGCACTGGGGAGGTCGGCAAATGCTCCACTGATCTTACGCCATAGCCTGTCAATCCAATCCAGGAGCTCGGCTATCTTTGATATGACCGTAGCAGCAAGTTCGAACATTGCCCTACGAGCCCAAGCCAATGCACCTGGAATACGATTGATTACTTCAACCCAGAATAGAATTGAAGAGATGGCTATCTCTACCATAGCTACAAAGCCTGCAAGCGAAACAGCTACAACGAGAAGTGCTTGCTTAACTCCAGGCTTCCCCAGTGCGATTATCAGAAGGCCAAGCCAGTAGACAAGTTGCGTTACATCAGCAATCAGGTCATCGATAGCCTTTTGGTGGCGTCTGTAGAATTCTTCAAGGTTCTTTAGTGCGGGGATGACGTCGTTCTCGATTGTGTCATGCAAGTTCTTGAGTGTCCAGTCAGCAAATTCACTTACCTTGTCGACCAGAGCTTGAAGCTTGGGATATACACGGTCCCATATCTGCCTTTGGAAGTCTTCAAAGGCAGGTTCAATTTCTTGGTAGATGACAAACTTAAGATCGTTCAGTGCAGGTCTGAGGTTTTTATCATACGAGTTCCTGATTTTATCGAACGCGCCAACGAACAGGTCGCGAAGCTTCTCACCTTCACCACTAAGGTCCCTAAGTCCTGTACGAAGCAAGTATGCATGATCGTACATGTCCTTAAGTACCAGTCCCGCAGCAACTGCAGTAACAGCCACGCCCGCAATAATTCCTGTGACGACAAGGATCTGGGTTCCCGCAGCAGCAATGGCGCCTACGGCCATTGCGAGACCCCCCAGGAGAAGTAGGAATGCACCACCGGCTATTGCAATGACGGCACCTAGTGCTGTGGCTAGAACCACATACTTCTGTGTCGCAGGACTTAGCTTGTTGAACCAGTCTAGGATTTTGCTAAGCCAGCTGGTTAGGTCCAGGAGGTAAGGAACGATTAGTTCGCCAACGCGTTCCTTAAGTACCTTCCACCGGTTCGAAAGTAGCTGAGTCCTCGCAGCTGCGGTATCGGCCATCTGGTTGTAGGCACTCTGGAATTGTCCCGTTGCGTTGCTCATGTCCTTTAGGAAGCTAGCGAACTGTTCGAGCTGCCCAGGATTAAGGAGCACCTGGTCAAGGAATCTCCTGGCCTGAATCGTACCTCCGGAGCCTTTGAACAACTCCTGTAGCATAGCGACTTGCTCAGGCTTGGGAAGGGCCATAAGCTTGCTGCGTATCTGTGTAAGTACATCAATCAGTGGTAGGAAGTTGCCCTGGACGTCTCGAACCTTAATGCCCAAAGCTACTAGACGTTCCTGCGTCTTGGGGTTAGACATTGCGTCAAGAGCTCGTGCGCCTGAGGTTGCAGCCATCGCCGCGGACAGACCATTACGAGTCATGTACGCTAGCATTCCACCGACAGTCTCAAAGGACTGTCCTGCCCTAGTAGCCGACGGAATAATCCTACCAATGACTCCAGCAAAGTCACCGAAGGTACCAACGCCCTTACGCACAAGCTGGAACTGTACGTCTAGGATGTGGGTGGCATCTTCTAGGGGTAGATGGAAGGCATTCAGAATGGCAATGGTACCTCGACCTGCCTCTTGAATGTCTACCTGGCCAGCAACAGCCTCTTTGGAAAAGAGGTCGAGGAGCATTTGACCTTGTTTAAGATTCGCATTAGTGGACGAGAAGATGTCGTACAGCTCGACCTGCATTCTTTCGAGAGGTACGGCAATGTTATTTGCTGCCTGTAGGCCAACCTCGCTGAGCTGCTTCTGAGAAGCTTCGAACCCGTCCACCTGGGTCTTGGTAAGGGCCACTTGACGTTGGTATTCCTTGGAGTACTCGCCAGCCTTGAAGAAGAAGTCAGCTGCAAGTCCACCTACAGCTACCAAGCCGATGCCTACGGTAGCAAGTGCCATTCCGGTATGTTGCATTGTAGCAGTAAAAGCATGCGTGCGTTTTTCAGCTTGCTCTATTCGTCGTGCGTGTTCGTCCCACGCTCGAGCATTGTTGGTAAGCTCTCCAGACTGACTACGCAGAGCTGCTGCTTGAGCTTCCACCGCAGCAACCTGAGCACGCGTAGCACCGGTCGCTCGCATCTGGCTTGCAACTTGGTCACGCAGGATTGCTTGCTGTCGCAGTTGTGCTGCTTGCGTCCTAAGTTGAGAAGCCTGTGACCTAGCATTAGCTGCCTCGGCTGCAGCACCGGCCCTAAGAAGTTCCCCACTGAAGCCACGCACAAGTCGGGACGCCTCGTCGCGCACGCGGAGGACGAGGTAAAGTTCCCTAGTTGATATTGGCACTGGAACCTCTCTGCTGCTCTATTACGTCCCGCTCCCTAAGCCACAAGAGCGTATGTGACAGAAGCTCGACGTAGAAGCTATCTTGGTCTAGTACGCCTCCTGCTCTAGGTAGCGTGTTGAACCGAATACACAGAAGTAAGAGTTCGAGCAAGGCTGCCTCGTCGGCGTGCTCTAGGGGTCGGTCGAGCACTACCGCCGCTCGCAACCTTCCTAGGAGTTTACCCCGCGATCGTCACTCTCTTCCATCTCGAAGTTGTTCACTTCGCCAATGTACGTGTCGATCTCTTCGCTGGTCCTACCATTGACCATACGAACATGCTCGGGGTTGGTGAAGTCAAGCTTGGTGGCCGTGTCAGGATTACCTGGTTGTGTAAGGTACTCTAGGTTGTGGGCAACAATGAGATTTGCCCACTCGTACATAGTGACAGCTGCATTGACGAGATCCATGTCAACGCTAACGTCCTTAGACCCGCGACGTAGGTTCATTCGCGTCTTGTTTAGCAGCTGCTGGCGCTGCATGCGCTCGCCATGATCCATCCGTCGAATCTTTACGAACGCACCGGGCAGAGTCTTAAGGTCGTAGTGTTCCGGCTCGTCGGAGACGGTTGCGATAGGCATTTCTGACTCCCTCCAAGTCATCAGCCATACGTTGAATATTGCTACAACGATTGCCTCGCCATGTACGAGTAGCAGATACAGGACGAAGGCGATCCAGTTCATGTCAGGTGATATTCTCCTGAGTCTTGACGGTCAACGTATGCGAGTTGCCCGATCCGTCAATCATTGTCTGGTAGGTAATAGCTGCCCGAATCAGATCGCCCTGGCCGCCAAGGCCTACCTCGTATGTGTTCTTCAAGGACACGGGAGCAACGATGGAGAACTGGTTGTTTGTACCACGCGAGGCAGCCATTGTTAGGCTTTGTGATGTAAGCGCCTTGAAGGCATCGTAGTCGGCCCTATCTACGAAGTCACGTCCCAGCGAGATGGTCGTGTTGCTCTCACCGAACCGCGCAAACTGGGCGCCCCTACCAGTGTTCTTCAGGCGGAACTCAGGCACAGCATTGAAGTCAACGCCAAACTCATACGCGTCAGTGTCAAATACGGGCGTTCCCGTCGGAATTTCGACGTTATGAGTTCCGACACCGAATGGCACCGAGGTCGGCCACGTAGGCACAGGCAATGGCTGAGAAGCTTCGTCTGTTCCCAGAATGTCGACGTTGTACGACACCATACCGTTGGCGATGCCAATGCGGAAGCCCTTTACGATACAGCCAACATACCCAAAGACCACGCCCGCTGTACGCTCAACGGTAATGGATAGAGTACGTACAGGAATAGCAACGGCTGAAGGGGTACAGGTATATATAAAGTTCGGAGTCGTTCCACTCTTAACGATGTTATACCGTGACGCGTACAGGAAGTAGATCAGTACGTCCTCTAGGAGTTCCCCAGAGATTGGGCCTTCGGTATGTGCATTGCCAGCAACGGCACCTAGCACGTCCGGAGTCTTACGGATCGGACGGCGGAATTGAGTATCCTGAATATACTTCAGGAGTTCGGAGTTGATCGGGAAGAACTTAGTAGGAGCAACATACACACCAGGGTTCGAAGCCGAATTGAAAGTAGGTAGTGCACCAGCAGGCGTGGGTGTTCCAGTATCAACGTAGGTGACCGTCGGGGCAGTAATGGTCGCAACGAATAGCTCAGTGCCAATCGCACCACCAGCAGCGGACCTGTAGTACTTATACGAAGTTGCACCTGTTACTGCTGCCCAGTTGGCCGTGATAGTGCTGGTCGCCCCCGTTGTGACGATGGTCAGCTCGTTGCTAGCTATGGTTTCACCACTGGCGTTAACAGCCGTAATCGCCAGCCTGTAGGTGCCAGCGGTGATAGTACCACCTGTAGTAGCCGTAGCTGGTGTCGACTGAACAGGTGGAGGCAGAACCTCAAAGGCAAGCCCGAGCTGGCCGCCGGCACCAATGCCATAGTTAGGCATACTATGCCTCCGTTACGATCGTTACGGAAAAGCCTTCGGGTACGCTTGCATCGTTGAGAGCTACTCCACGGTGTGCAGCGAATCTGACTACGTCCTCTTCCCCGAACACCCTTTCCTCACCCGACTCGAAGTGCCCTAGTCCTTCGACAATGCCGCCAGTCTCGGACTTTACCTTCCACTCCACAGTGCCTCCTACGGTTGCTGGCTTAGCATCGTCTTCGTAGTGCCTACCCACTTCATCCTAACGGCTTCCAGGAGCATTCCCTTATTGCGTACTGCGTACCCAGGATCTAGTTCTGAAATGTATCCGTGGATGACAATAGGGTTGTTGCCTGTACTATCCCTTAGCTGCAGATTGGTGTGCAGTGTGTACTCAATGTCCTTGCTGACCTTGTCGGCTAGGAGTCTTCGGTCAGACTGACTAAGGTCGACTCTCGAGACGTACACCAAGATAAATGCCGTCAAAGCATTCAAGGTCATATTCGACGAGCCTTGTAGTTGACGACTACTAGGTGCCGGTTCGACACACACAGCTACGCCTGTGGGAATGAGTGTCTGGTCGCCATAGTACACACTGTCAATGCCCAGGCTTAGCTTATTCGCATCCAGTAAGTCTTTCAGTCGAGAAGCCACGTCCATATAGTGACGAGCGAGGGGAGTGGTCATACCTCTATTACACCTCCACTCCAACGTCCTTGACTGATAGCTACTTCTTCAAGCCACACTGCAAAGATGGCCTCGATCTCTTCTCCGTCTTCGTCTTGGATAACGATGAAAGGCCTGGCAGGAATGTGGATGCCTTCGCCCTCGTGATAGATACCTGCACCTGGTGCAGCATAGTGCTTTTTGCCGCTCCTAGCTGTGTCCATCAGCGAGAAGGCGAAGCTAGTTACTTCTCTTACAGAAGCCTGCTTCCCCAATTCAGACTTTGCACGTTGTATCCACTTACTGAAGCTGTTAGTCGAACCTACACTCGCACCGCCCTGATGAACAGCACCGTATGCAACTTCCTCGGGCAGAGCCTTTACGGTTGCAAACGCGCTACCAATTGACCAGATGTCCAGGCTGGTAGCTGCACGTTGCAGAGCTCCGGTACGTACAAGGGTAGGTCCGGAGCCAAAACCCTTCGACTCGCGTCGGTACTCCGTCTCTGTGGACAGAGGTTCCCATGAGGGCCGTCCTCCGACTACGAAGTTCTGACGAATCGAAGGGATCATAACGTTCTCTACTGAACGTGTGAGAGGCACCTTAAAGTCAGAGATCGCAAGGCCCAGACGGTCTACGTCCCTCGCAACGATGCCAACGGATGGCTTAAAGCTCCAGTTGACTGAGGTGATATTGGTATCAAGCCTAAGTCCCGATGCAGCAAGACGTGCGTCGGCAGCAAATACGGAAAAGTCTTCGCTACCACGTGCCGTCTGCAACTCGCTAAAGGGACTAGTCACTAGAACACCATGCCCATCGAAAACTTAGCAGGACCCAAGGAAGGATCGTCTTGGGTGGGACTAAGGAGTGAGGAGCCATCCGTGGGGTAGAATGCTGGTTCGCCTGTCGATGCACTCTCAAGTCCAGGCAGCTCGATCGTACCATCTACTATGCCGCCGACGATCATTTCGGCGTTGGCTTCTAGCTTGCGAGAGTAGGCGGAGTCACTTAGTTCAGATTCACTGTAAGTGCGTTCATACACCCATACAACGTACTTCTTCGCAATGGCAACTCGAACTAGTCGTGGGGTAGTAGTTGGATCTACCCACGTAGACGTGCTGTACGTAGAGTTAATCCGGTCGAGGACTTCCTCTTCAATTTGCACAAGGAGGTCTTCATCCAGTCCCGTCAACGTCAACTTAGTTCTCTCGGCCCAAGCCTGGGCCTCTTCCAAGGTAATCCTCGGAGTCGTCACTGTTCCTCCTCACGGAGCTACTTATAGGGGAGAGCTAGCCGCATCGGCCTGGTACGTCAACGGCTAGCTCTCAACCCTTCGGCGCCAACCCCGGAGGCGCCTGTAATGCTAGCGTGGTTCCTTCGACCGTTCGGTAGGTGCAGACTCAGTGGGTGACGTAGACGGAGCAGGTTCGTCTTCAAGCTCCATCGTGGTTACGACGGTAGCCTCCTCAAGAGCACCAGCGTCCCAGAGGCTTGACATGACTTCCTTGCGAAGACCCTTGACGATCTCGCCAGGCTCAAAGACGTAACGCCTGACCTCATTGCCCTGCTCGTCCGCCTCGCCGTGCTCGATGCGCGTTACCGCACGAAATGCCTTAGCCACTAGTGCTCCCTGATGATAACGTCGTACGTCTTAGAGGAGTTAAAGGGACTCTCTTCTGTAGGCTCTTCTACGTCCCTCGTAACGGTCACTGTTGAGTACCCGTAACAGGGTTCCGTTTGGTAAGGACCGTGCATTCTTACCGTCCAAGCGTCCTGTGTCCTGTCGACCGACGTCACGTACATGTCAGTCTGCGAGAACACTACGTCACCGCTCATTAGAGAACCGCTGCCTTAATGAGATAGCCGGCGATCGCCAGGCCCGCATCGGACGTGCCCGTGTCGCCCTGTGCCGGAAGCTTGAGGTCGTAGCGCCGCCGAACACGAACGAGGTCCGATGCACGACGCTCTTCCCGCCAACGGTCGACAAACTGCTGGCCCCAGGTGTACTCGTACCCATACGCAGGAATGCGCATGCCTGGGCGCTCAGGAACGAACGCGAACACGACGTCCTTGCCCCAGAGGTACCCGAGAGACACTGGCTGTCCAAGGTTGGCATTGTTAATTCCAACGCCCGGAATGATGATCTTCGGAATGCCAAGGACAGCTGCGAGTAGATCAGCACTCACGATTGCACGCTCGGAGTACTTGATGCGCTCGAGGAAGTCCGGATGGTCTTCCAGGATGGTCATGACCTGATACGGAATCACACCAACGGTAGGCGCAAGGAAGATGCGCGAGTGCACCGTCTTCTTGGCCGTACGCATATTGGCGATCGGGTCAGAGTTAACGTAGTCGTTCCACTGAGCAGTTCCGGAGAGCGTAGTGGTCGACGTCGCCGAGTAGTTCGCGGCAGTGGTAGCGAGGTTCTTCATTGCAACCTCGCGACCCAGCATGATCTTGCTCGTGACCAGTTCCGTACCATCGCGGTCAGGCGTCAGAGGCGTATCTGCGTTCTCA